GGTTTTGACCAGTACTATCTGCCAAACCATAAAAGTTCCAGACACCGGGAGTGGCAGGAACAATATCACCGTATAAAACTTGAGTTGATTCTGCGTTATCAATGTTGGTTAAATTTAAACCGGGATGAGCTAATACTTTTAACGCGCCGCCAGCTGGTGAATACTGTAAGTCAAATTGCCATAAATTACGAACATCTGGACTGTAGCTTGTATTGTTAATCCAAACATCTGTTACTGTAACAGAACCACCCAAAGCTGGAGTAAACGTTACGACTGTGTTCGGTGTGGTGAATACTGGTGTACCTACAGTGGTGTATTCAACCGGATTGTTTTGATCAAAGATAATCTTTGTGCCAGCGGGATACACAGATGAAAAATCAACTGGTGTTGTTGCTGTGCTGGTTATTGTAAAAGTTGTTGTTGTGTTAGCAGAAATAGCTTGCTGAGAATATCCCGGCAAAATATTAGCAATGTACGGGCCCGAGCCTACACCAATGGTGTTACCGGTAATAAACACGTCAATACCGTAACGGTTACCAGTAAAGATATAGTTAACGCCGTTGTACGGACTAACCACCATGCCGCGGGGTATGCCAGTAAACGTACCAAAGATCTCGCGGTAGCCGCCCATTTTCTTAGGTGTGCCACGTTGAAATCTACACCATACGCCGTCTTGGTATTCACGAGATTCAAACTTAGTACCGTCGCGTTTAATACCAGCCTGTACTCCTAGTGTATAGACTAGGTTGTATTGTTCTTGTGCTGTTCCGGAATCTTGTTGTGCTGCCATTAAAATGTCCCACCCGAGATACCGCCAGTTGCGGTAACCACACCAGTTGTTGTAATGTCAGCCGTAGTTGAAATTAATGGTGTGCTTGGAATTGTATTATCTAATGTTAAAATGTTTGCGCCGTTTGCTGTCAATCCTAAAGAGCCAGCGGCATCCAAGTACATACCTGTTGAGGTATCACTTAAGAACGAAAAGGTTGGAAGTGCAGCAGAACCATCAGCTCCATAAAAATAAACGGCTGAGCTTTGTGAAAGGATAATCAGTTGGTTACCATCTGATAGCGCAGTAATAATACTTCCGGGAGCCAAGACGGTAGGGGTTGCCATAGACCCAGAAATGCTAAACAAAATGTTATACAACGCTGTTGTTGTATCATTAATTAAAATGTATAGCGCTGTTGTGGCTGGTAGTATTACTTCTAAGTCAGTTGTACGTGTGCCAGATAAGTTTACATACGTTTGAATAACTGGAGCAAAAGTAACAAGGCTAAATGTTGGTCCAATAATATTATCTACGTCGTATACAGCAGATGTAAATGTAACGTTTGATGGTGTTTGCAAACCAATGGTGTAAAACTCACCAGTTGATTGCTGATAAAATATAAAGCCAGATCCGTTTGGTGGCACGCTAACGTTAACTAATTTGTTAATTAGTTCGCCAGTAGACGGAGTTAAAACTAATGTGCCAGTTCCGTTATTTCTAAATCCAACCCACCAACCAGCAGAAAGTGTTGAAGCTAATGGTAATGCAAATACACCGTTACCGCCGGTCCAAACAAATGTATTGGCGCGGCTTGCATCTGTGATTGTTGGTGAAGAACTAGAAGTAATTGGGGTTTGGCTTACGGCTAGCTGACCACTAATAGCGGCAAGACCAGCGCCAGCTAATGACGCGGCGTCAGCAGATGACGTGCCAGTACCAAAGGTGACGTTTTGCCATACACCAGCACTGGTACTGTTGTCTGATAGGTAATAGTATTTAGATTCGCCCGGTGCAATGGATGACGATCCAGAGCCACCAAATTGAGCAACAAAGAAAGTCTGTGACCCAAAGTTACGAAACAGAATATCAATACCGTTTGAGCCTTGTGAGGCATTTGGTAAGAATACAGTTAGGTTTGCGCCATCTGGTGTGCAGTCCATAATGCGTGAGGCAGGGACTTGCGTACCGTTAAGCACAGAAGGCCAATACAGTTGTGTATTGGCATTAAAGTCTAACGCGTAATAGGTAACGTCCGTCTGCTGGACAACGTCACCGGTAAATGGCGATACGTATGACGGCATTGATTAAGGTTCCTGTACTGTAGTATTGCGGTCAATACGACGTGAGTTGTCTTCTTTCTTAAGAGCAGCTAGGCAATCTACATAGTATGCTTTCCACACCGGCAGTTTATCTAGTGCTTTTAAGTAGCCTTGAGCTTGCAACAATGTACCAAACAACATTGCCTGCGGTGCAATTTGTGTAAACAAGTTAGTCTGATTAGTTGAGTCTAATGGCTGCACTAAGCTGTAGTAGATAATTTCTACTGGGTAGTCATCATCTGGCGCTGGGGCAAAGTTCCAGTTGTTGTAGTCATACTCAGCGTAAAACTTTGGTTGACCGGGATCAGACTCAGCATTGTACTGAGCAATATAGTCTTGTGACCGCATGACTACAGGAGATCCGTTAATCTTCATTGAAACGGTTTTTCTCCAGCGTGTTGGTTTTAATAACACCGGATCAGTTGCGGTAAGAGTGGTCTCTACAACCACTAATTGAAGTAATGTCTTTAACTCTGCGGCAATAGCAGACTCAGCCAAACCAATTAAGGTTGGAATCATTGCGACAAAATCAGCGTCGTCACGCTCCATGTACTGCTGAACATCCAGTACCAAGTTATCGTAGGTTTGTACGTATGCTGTGGTCATCGTGTGTAGTAGCTAATATTAGGTTGGAAGTAGATAGGTGACTTATCACGGTCTTCGTCTTCAAATTGTTGACGTGCATTTAACGCCTGTGCTTCTAAATACTGAATACGTGCCATGTCAACACCGGGAAGCTGCATCGCTAAACGGTGAGATAAAGCTGTCTGGAAGTAATTAATTGCACGATCTGGCATGTACAATTCATTAGTTAACGAACCAACGTCTTGTGGCTGACACTCAATGATTAATGAGAACGCTTGGAAGTTGTTGTTAGGCACCGGCCATAGATACATTTCCGGATCAATCTGACGATTGAACCAGTACTGTAGTGTGCGTTGACTTGGGAATTGTTTGTTTGGCAAAGAGAAATAATCGGTACGATTAAGTCTTGCCATCGGAATAACTTGCTGTGATTGAGCAAATTGAATTGCGCGCATAGACATGGTAGAACCAGTCGTGCGGTTGTTCAGACGATAATAGTTAAACGCCTGAGTGGTGTTGATGCCATAGTATTGCCATTGACGATCTGCCAATGTGACTTCTGGGAATGATTCCCATGTGGTCCATGTAACACCGTCATCACTTACTTGAAAATCAAGATTGTAAGTAGCACTGCCGCTAGGAGCATAAGCATTAAAGCCAACATAGTATAACCTCGTCGCTTGAGAGTAAGCTGCACCAAAATAATTCTTAGATAATGTACTTGTTCCATGTTCGTTTAGATCAGCGTTTGCGCTTTGATCAAACATGATAGGAACTGTTGCATTATCTACTGGGAGTGTAGAAGAGAATGTTGGGTTGACAATGTAAATCCAGTTAGCTTCCAATACGTCAACACAGTTGGTTGGCATAGGAAGTACTTGCTGGTTTGTCTGAGCACCAAGTACTACAATCTCTTGTAACCAAATATTAATACCACGGTTTACAGAATTTTGTAGTATGTAGAACAGCGCCTGCTTACCGGCTTGCACGTACTCAGGGGTCATCTCTTCCGAGGTTTTTCCTGCGTCACGGTACGCATACGAGATCAGCTGATCAACGTTGACCTTAGTTTGATTGTATGTGCCAGAGTATGCCACAGATTACCTTCCGCGGCCAGCGGCTCGCTTTTGTACTTTTTGTGGCAGGTTTGGTTTAGCTTTACCAGCTTTGACAAACTCCTTACCAACTTTTTTAGGAATGCCGATGGTAGACTTACCTTCGGCTGCCGCATACATGGCGCCTAGTTGTGCTTTAGACTTGATTGGCATTAGCAGACTTTCCCGCCGCGTTTCATTTTGCCGCCGCCGCATTTAGCAACAGGGGCGGACTCAGCGTCAGCCTTACCGCCTAAAAACTTAGCTAGCTTAGAGCCTTCTCTAGCTTGTTTGTTCATGTCTTCTTGGGCAATACGGTTTTGCTCTGGTGTGCCCATGACGTTGTTTTTAATATCACGACCAAAAGATTTAACAGCTTCAATGCCTTTAGTTACGTAGCTACCTTCGTCGCCGTTGTACTTCTTAACCTTACCACCTTTTTTGAACTCCATTGGAACGCCTTCAAGGTTGTCAATAGGAGCACTAGGAGCAGCAGCCATAGCTGGCTTAAATTGCTTGGCTTGTTTAATTTTGTCTTTGTCGCCAGAGGTTTTCTTAGCGCCGTATTCGCCGCTAGCTTTATCAAACTTCTTAACTGTGCCAACACTTTTCTTAGCTCGACCACCATTTTTTAATTTGGAGAGGTCTGTCTTTTCACCGGGGTGCTCTTGCTTGTCGTGCATAGCAAGTGCCTTTTTAACAATAGCTTTATCTTGCTTAATGTCTGCAGAGTCTATTGTTTTACGGTCACGTTTAGTAAAGTTTTTTACTTCGCGTTGTACAGTGCCACCTTCTTTAAAGCACTGCATCTTAGGTAGTTTG